AGGAGGGGCAGGAACAGGCGTAGGAGGCGCTGAAGTTGCAGGTGTAGGCGTTGGGCTATTTACAGTCCCTACAGCCCGTTTGCCAACAATCCCACCGATACCGCCAACAATGAGAAGAACAATGTCGTTTAGCATCTTGGTATAGGCTTGATCGATGGGAGCCATGCTCTTGATAGGCTGAGTTACAAAAGTAACCGAATAAAGCAATGAGAACACGATGCCAAACAAAATGATGGTAATCATCACCACCACAAAGCCCCAAATACGAACTTCTAGGTCTTCAGGAGAGTATTTACTTTTTGTCATCATCGGCCTTCTTTTCTTCAACCTTTGGTGGGTCAATTTTCGTGGTCAAGATAGGTGCTACAAGATATTCAGGACAGGTTTGGGTGAACAAGCATCTGGGCTTTTGGCACTCAGGAAGGTCAAATTTATCAGGATTCTGGCAAACATAGCGGTATCTGTCTTCACATCCACTCAGCAAAAGAACCACCGCAATGGATACAACAATCACGCCCCACAGAAACCTATTTTGATTCATTGCGTTGCCTATCCAGTTGTTGACGCTCGTACTCTAACTGTTGGCGCAGTCTTTCCATGCGCTCAATCTGCATTTTGCTTTCCTTTTGTGCAGCCAATGTGTCATAGTAAATGCTTCCCAACAGCGGAAGCAGTAGGACAAAGACCAGCACCATAGCAACTAATGCGACTAGAAACCCCATCTTACCTTTCGATCCATCACTAGAAGGCTGAAGAACAGGACTAGGTAGAGGACGAACACCAAACAGGCTACCACGTAGATTGCCTTGTCCTGGATTGCGCTTATTACCTTTCTGCGTTGCCATTCAGCCTCTCGTTGTTTCTTTTCTTGAGCCAACCTTGCTTCTTCTTGTTCAGCAATGATGATGACCCGCATCTGGTTCACCCTGGTGTACAAGTTACCCAACTCTGGGGGTGACTGATACACCATAATCTCACGAATCTCTTTGGCTAACTTCTCAAACTGGGTCTTGGCAAGTTCCCTGTTTAGCGCCGACTCCATGATGTTCTGGCTTGGGTCATAAACAGTTTTAGACTTCTCTTCTTCTTCTCGAATGTGGTCTGCAAGCTGTTGCTGAACCCTGAAGAACTGCGACAGATTTGCCGCCAAGTCAGAGACAACCTTGTTCTCATCCCAAACCTCTGGTTCAGCTTTCTTTGCCTTGGGAGCAACAACAGGGACTGTGGGTTGAGGCTTTTTCTTCTTGAAGAACCCAAAGAAGCCACCCACTTCTTCAGCAATAGCCGTGACCTCTTTAACAGTCTTTTGGGCTGCGGCAACAGTTCCCTTGACCTCTTTATAGAGTTCACAGCCTTTGCGAATAGCTGCGACACAGCCATTTGCCATTGCCAGAAGGGTGAGAGGATCAATCTTATGCTCCTTATTCGGCAGGAGCTAGTTGTTGCTCTTGCTGTTGTCTTTCTGCCAATTTTTTCATCAACTCCGCTTCTATTTCTTCTCTTGAAAAAGGCTGGTTTTCCATAACGGGTTCAGTAGGAGTAATTGATGGCTCAGTCGCAATTGTTGGCGCTTCTATGCTCATTTGTGGCCCAGCACGCATTACTTGTGCCCCAATAAATTTAGGAATAGCCGTAGATTGAGTCATGCTCGTTAAAGCATCCAATGTCTTCTGTGATCTTGGGGTTAAAGAACCAGCCCTTAGAAACTGTGCGCCTTCTGGAGTTAACAAAGCCTTCATAGCCAGATCATCACTTAATCCACTTTTACCAACCATGTTTAACAAATCAAGCCCAACTTGAGCTGTTTTTGCCATTTCGTATCCTGCACCAGCGCCAACAGTAGCTGCCACACTAGACTTTAAGCCTTGCGGAACAGTATCTGCTCCTTCAGGAACAACGCCGACTTGCATTTTTCTAGAAAATATTGCTGCATCTTTCATGCGTTTGCCAAACTCATCCACATTTGTTCCAAGCGATTGAACAAGGGCATCCTTAGAGTTTTTAGGCAAACTTTCCCAGTTTGATGCTAATGTTCCCAGGTCAACTGACAAAACTCCAGCACGATTTTCTTTTTTGGCTGAATTGATAAAGTCATCGTAAACATTCTTGTCAATAAATTTCAATGCTTCTGCATCAGTATCTTCTACATATCGTCTAAATAAACCACGATTGTATAAGTCAAGATTTTTGTATTCTCCATACAACTTGTCAAAAGAAACCTCAGACAAAGACTTGTCTTTTAAGAAACTAGGAATTCCTTGAGCAATAGCATCGTTGTAAGCCTCAGATGCTTTTTGAACCTTATTCCTAGCTGTAATCAACAGGTTTGTAGTGGCAATATCATCAGGAGTTTTTGCTAAAAGCCTTGATGCTCTTAAATCATCTTTAAGACCGCCAAAGATGGCAGAACTAATTACTTTCTGGTCTGTCAAAGAAATGTCCTTAATCAAAGACTCTCCTTGTGCAGCTTTTCTTCCAAACTCAGATAGCAACGATTGTGTTTGCTCAACAGTTAATCTGTTTGTTTGAGGCATTCCTTCAGCAATTAACCGCCTTGTTTCTCCAACTGAAATTTCAGGACTTGCTAATTTTTGTTTAAAGTTTTCCAAAAAAGTAACAGCATTTTTAGAGCTGTCATTTGCTCCTTTTCTGTATCTGTCTAATAACCTTTCAACATTAGAAAACATATTTTCTGTACTTACTACTCCTCGACCACCACCATATTCTTTTGCTTTTTCAAAGGCAGTAGAGCCAGCCGTTTTTTGTTCTTCAAATAGCTTCAATATTTTGTTTTGAACAGCTTGTGTTGCGCTAATTGCGGCTTGTCTTTCATCTGTTATTTTTGAAACAGGCTGCATCCCTTCCAATGCTGATTGGGTTGCACCTTGCTCAAGTTTTGAAAACAGTTCTGCATATTTTGGATTAACACGCAATCTTTGAATTAAACTAGCAATTTCAGGGTCATCAGAACCCTGTCCAAGAACCATGAAGTTCTTAAATTTGTTTTCTAACTCAGGTGGAATGTCTTTGACAAAATCTTTGACCGCTTTATTTTCGGAATAAGCCTTTGCTCCCAATACGCCGCCTTTAACCAAATATGGAGATGCTTGTATGGCAATTTGTGCCAACGGGCTTTCTGGAGCAATTGTTTGAGCTAAAAGTCCAGTTGATCCACCTGCAACAAACTCACCAGTTAAGCCTTTTCCAGTTCTGGAAAAAAGCCCAGGCAATCCAACTGCACTTGTCAATGCCGCAGGAGCGCCAGCCGCACCAAATTCATAAGCGCCACGATATCCTGGTATTGTTCGTACATCAATGCCACTAATATCTTTTATGCCCTTTGATATTCCAGCAGTAGAGAAAGCATTTGGGTCTTTGCTCTTTTTGAGGTAATCATACAAATTACCATAGCCACCAATAATATCAATTACACCCCTTGCACTACCTTTAAGTAAAGACTCTGTTATTTTTTTAACCGCCTGGAGAGTGGTTTCCTCTTGCTTTGGCTCAAGCACAGATTGATAGCCAAGATTGACAACGCCTTCTCTACGAGCAATTTCTGCTTGTATTTCCTCTTTTGTAAATTTTTCAGCCATAACTTACCTCGATGGTTTAGCGTTTTTAAGCATATCTTGCAATTGTTCTATGCTCATTCCTTGTAAAGCACTAGAGCGAGATGGTGATTGTCCTGAAAAAATAGGAATTTTTGGAACATATCCTCTCAGGCCATTATTTTTTGGGTCTCTTGCATAGGTTTCCAATCTGGATGCTTCTTGAACAATTAATTGATTTTTTTCAACCATAAATTCAATAAGTTGTTTACGAGCTTGTGGACTGTTTTCAAGTTGAGGGACAAGGCTTCGTATAAATTCCACATCTTTATTTGAAACCTGACCACCAAGTTTTCCATTGAGCGTTGCTAAAACAAGATCACCAGCAGTCTTTTGATAATTTACTGAATCAGCAAGAGTTTTATCATCTTTTTCACCTGTCAATCCAATAGTTTTAAGAAAATTTGTTGCTCCAACACGACCAGCGGCAAATGATCCGCTAATCAAAGCATTTTGATCCAATTGATTTAGTGTATTTAATGAGTTCAAGGCAGCAATAGAACTATCTTTCATAGTCATTGCATTGTCTACTCTATCAGCATCTTTTGCGCCAAGACGCTTTTTAAATTCATTCTCTCCAGAATCTACTTGAACTTTTGTAGTTGCCGTTGTTCTGTCAACACCACCAAAATAAGGAACACGCATCTGTTTACCATCTGCGCCTTTTTGGTAGATGTATTGCTGGTCATTGTTTACATCAAGGTAAACAGGTTCTCTACTTCCCATTGCAACACCAACTTCTTTTACATTTCCAACCTTTGGTTCTTTTGTTGTTAGTCGCTGTAATTCTGATCTATATTTTTCAATATATTGGGGTGATCCAACAGGAAACTCAGCACCAGCAATTGCAGCAGCATTTCTCATCTCTCCAGATGTTGATTCTGGTTTTGTTGTCAATTCAGTCAATTTATCTTGATATGCTCTATTGAACTCAGGAGAACCAGGACGACCAACAGATGCCGCAAAAGCCAAAGCATTTCGTTGCTCAGAAGTCATCTTCTCCGCAGTACGCTGTTGCACCAAGGCCAAATCACTAGCCGCTTTACGAGCATAGTCAGCCAATGCACTAGCAGTAGCCGTATCGCCCATCTGAGCCGCCATCTGTGATCCACGCATGATGGACTCAGGATCATTCATATCAATCTGTCGTGCCAAAGCATTGCGTTGGCTAATCAGACGCATCTGAGGGTCTTCTACACCCATTGCAGAGGCAAATGCACCACCAAACTGTTGACCAGCCCTGGCAGCACCATAGGATGCTTGCTCAAGAGGAGCCATTTGTGCCAATTGCATAGCCCGTTGACGAGCCATCTGATCCCGCTGTTCTTGGTACAACTCAGGAGTCACGCCAAATAAACTTCCAACAATATCTGCCATGATTATTTCCTTTATGGATTACCGCCAGTTAAAAACGATTGAACTGCCGCTTTAAATTGTGGATCATCTGCAAGACTCGTAAACAACGAACTATATGGGTTAACAGATGCAGTTGGCAACAAAGTTCTTGCCGCATTAGTTGCCGCAGTAGTAGTTCTACCACCCAATGCAGTACCAATATCCAATGCTCCACCACCCATTCCCTCAACAGCACCAGCAGTACTCAACAGAGTCTTGAATGGATCATAGGCAGAAGTCTGACCAGCAGTGTACTTGCCAAGGAACTCACCACCAGCACCAAGCAACCCTTTGCCAAACAGAACACTCTGTTGACCTGCTTGCTGTGCCCCTGCCGCCAATTGAGCATCTTGTTGAGCCAATGCGTTGTAATAGGCTTCCATCTCAGGAGTAGTTGCACCAAGACCTCTAGCACCACTGGGACGGGCACTGGTTGCACCAACAGACAAGCCACCACGACCTTGCTGGAATAATCTATTTTCAAGTTGAGCATACTGACGCTCACGGCTAGGAGCCAACAAGTCTTGTTGCTTTGCCATGTAGTCAGAGGCAACTTGCTCTGGTGTTTTAGCCAGATACGATGTGCCCAAGTCAAACAGGCTTGTAGATGCCTTCTTCAGTGGGTCATACAGGTCTGCAACCTTCTTTGCCTCATCAAGACTCAAAGTTGCACCAGACATTAACTTGTCTTGGATTGCCTTCAGTTCTGGCGTTAGCGTATAACCAGCAGTGGCAAGATTACCTTTGTCATCGTATGTGTAGTCTGTGGCACCAAATCTAGTTGTCACGCCAACAGGCTTGAACTTTTGTGCTTCAGCGGCAGTTTTAGCGGCAGTAGTTGCAGTGTCTGTTGCCAGCTTAGTGCCAAACAAGCCAACACCACCAGAAATCACACTGGTTGCAGCTTTGGCAAGATTAGGATTATCTTTAAAGAACTTAACAACATCTTTAATTGTTAAGCCAGTTCCTTTTGAATAGTCTTCAATGGCTTTTGTAATTTCATTAGAAGTATATGTTCCAGCGATTTCTTGATTTATTTGATAAATCAATGCCTGTTCTTCTGGAGAATAGTTATATGGAGTTATGTCGTCTAACTCTGTTGCAATTTCATTGCCTTCTTCACCCATGATATTTCCTCCAGTATTTACAGTAGTTTGTGTGGTGTCTATTTTGGTTGCGTCTGTTCCAACAACATTTGCAACAGTCTGTGCAGGATTTATTACTCCTGAATTTATTGTTATTGGTGCAGTTGTTGTTGTGCTAAACCCAGAATTGTCATCAATAATGTCTTTTGTATCAAATGCTGATGCAGTTGTATCTTTTAGAAAGGGAGCCAAGCTATCTTGCAAGGCTGTCTGACCAGCAGTGACCTGTGCTTGATTGGCAACTGTTACTCCAGAATCTGGAATAAGAGAGTCTAGCTTTATGTTGCCAACACCTTGCGCTAATGCTTGCTCACCAGTTTTACCAGTAAGCAAGCCAGCAGTAGTTCCAGCAGCCACTTGACCAGCAACAGCAGAGCCAGTTTCTCCAGCAACAGTACTTCCCGCAAGACCAGCACCACTGCTAGTAATGCCAGCTTTAACAGCATCCTCTGGGTTCTTACCAGCCAAAAGATTGGTTGATGTACTGGTAACAAAACTCTTTAATGTGCCAGGGTCACCAACAAGATAACTTCCAACAGCACCACCAGCAGCACCAACAACACCAGCTTTCAAGGCATCTTCTGGAGATTTACCTTGAGCAACCTGTAAGGCGGCATTTGCCAAACCACTTCCAACTGCCGTAGCAGTAGCTACAGAAGTTCCAACAGGAAGAAGTCCAGCACTTAGTAAAGAGTTCCCAATGCTTGCGCCAACCCCAGGCAATGCAACAGATGCAGCAATGGTAGCAATCAGTGGTGCATTTTGAGAAAGGCTTAAATCTTTGTCTAGTTGGGCTAGATTTGTAGTGACTGCTTGTTCAACGGGTTGAAATAAACTTGTGGCTGCTCTACTAATAGATGCACTTGGGTCTAAGCTGGCAAAAGCGGCTCCAATATTTCCGCTAAACAAGTTGCTAAAAAAGTCACCACCATCACTTTTCGGATAGACAATACCTTGAATAAATCCTTTATTGTCAATAAAACTTTGGTCAGTGTTTGATGTCGCCCCGATAGAATATGCTGGCTGACCTTGATATGTAACCATGCCTTGAATAGCCGGTTTCTCTGGGGTTATTTTATAATTTACCGCATTTGCATTGGTGTATTTGGTTAAATCACTTAGCTTCCAAATATATCCACTTCCGGGGTTTGCATAAACCTTTTTAGCTTTCTCACCAAAATAAGCATCTTTAGGAAGCGTAATAGATGAGGCCGCTTGCATTACTTTGGGATTTAATGCCCATTCTGGATAAAATTGCTCTCCATTGTCAACATACCCTCTATCTATAAATTCTTTAGGAGCAAAAGCATAAACTTGGTCATTTGAATCTGTTAATTTAAAAAGAACAGGAGAATCTGTTTGTCCAAATTGTTTGATGGTATATGCTGCCATGTCAAACCCCCAATGCCAAAAGAACCTGCAAGCACTTGCAAGTTACATTGAGATTGTTTTGTACTGCGTTCATTAGACAGTGCCATTAGCCACAATGTTGCCCAACACAGTCAGGTTGCCAGAACTGTCAATCTTCATTACATCAGTTCCTGAGTGACGAATAAGTAGATTAGACCCACTCTCAACAAAGCTGAAGTTTGTAAAGGTTCCATCTGCCTTGGTTGCAATGGCAGTCTGAATGTTGGTGAACTCAGTATCAATCTCAGTTCCCTTGACAACCTTGCTTGCATTCCCTGGCGACAAAGCATCTTTAGCCGCAAAGTTGGTGGTTTTGGTGTAATTTGCCATGTTTCTTCCTTAAACCAGTTTGCCATTCTTGGCTTGAATCTCAATCTTTTGAATGCTCACAGGATACCCATTGATCTGCACTTCATAACCAGTTTGCACAGTTTTTCCAGAACCAGTTGTTTGACCAACTAATGTCTGCAAAGAAATGCCCTCTGAGTAATAGGCAACAGGAGAGCCATTTGATCCATATTCAGCAGTTCCATACTCAGACACAGTTGACTGAGGAATTTGCAGTGTGGTGGAGTAATACTGACCAGAGAAGTCATATCCCCATTTGATGATGAATCCTTGGCTTGAGCCACCAATCACCACCACAGCAATACGCTTTAGGATAGATGTAACATTGGGCGCACCCAGGTCAGCATAGGTGGTGAAATACTGTAGGCGGTATGTGCTTGCATGGTCAAGATAAGTCCCATACTTACCCACATAGCCATTCTTGCCAATCAACAGATCTCCATTGCGTTTAGCAAGGAAAGCAGTTGGAGTGATGGAATCCCACACAGTTACCCGTGAAGAACCATCTTGCAAAGCCGCCTTTGTATCAAAGCAATAAGTCTGGGTTGCAAGAGGAAAGTTAATCAGGTAGAAAGCATTTGACTCTGAATAGACTGCCTTGATGTTTGCTAATGTCTCAGCATTCACAATTGCCATTAAGTCATTGCGAACATTCTTAGATAAATCCCGCAAAGGAGCAGACTTCTCTTGAATCGTTCTAAGCAATGAACGCACACCACTGTTTGACAAGAAAACCACATCACTGCCTGTGTTGGCAATGGAGTCCCTTGCAATGCAACCAATGTTGCTGATGGTGTCACTCAGAGACAGGCTTGATGGTGTTGTTGCATTTGCATAAATCAGGACTTGGCGCTTACCAAAGATAATCAAGAATCCATTGTGTGCTGCCAATCCTGTAATCTCATCAGACCCATTGGGCCATACCCGTGAAATGTCCAAAGAACCAGAAGTTCCTGTTGACCATACATGACCAGCCAACAAGTCAGAGAAATAGACAGTTACATTGTCAGCAGTGCTACTAGCAGTCCATAAACGACCATAGGCAGAGATAACAATGTTGGTCTGGGGAGCAGTTGCAACATAACCAGTTTTCTCACTCACACGCCTGTATGTAGTGGTACTTACAGCAGGGTCATAGATTAGTGGGTCATAGCCTGACTGAAAGAAATATGTGATTCCATTCAAAGAAGCACAATGCCAGTTGCTTGCGGTAATGGTGGGGCCAGTGCCTCCACCACCATAGGTCAACTCTGTTACTGTGTTTGTTGAACTCAGTTTAAACAGCTTATTATTTCCAGCAAACAGAACAGTCAAAGTGCCATCAGTCTGCACCAACTCATGGATGACTGTTACATTATTTGCACCAAGGTTCCCAGAGGATGTGTTAACCCTTGAAAAGCCTTTGCGAGAGCCAATGCGCCCGTATTGGTCAATCACGCAGTTTGTTGCAATCGCAGCGTATCCAGCCGCTAAATCAAGCGGAGAGTCCTGTGTATTCAACCCATAAAAACCTGGAGCCGATACAGAAAATGTCTGGATTTGTTGGCTCATGTTGATACAAATTGCTGATTTTCTGGATACCGATTTGCCTCTAAAGCAATGTAATCGGAGAGCATGGATCGGAATAATGTGTATGCCTCTGATGAAGACAATCCACCATCTTCACCACGCTCAACCAATGCCCTAGCATACGCACCTTGAGCAACAACTACATCAGACACAAGGACAACAGTGCTATTAGATGCCAAAGTTGCCTGGGGTATCGTTAGACTGAATTTTAGTGTGTATACGCCATTAGGGATTGGAAATAAAGTTACTTTTGTATCGTAAGAAGCGTCTACTCCATCAAAAGAAAATTCTGTTGGAATTGAGTTGACCAAGGGTAAAAAGTTCTGTTTGCGGTTCATGTCCACAAATGTGATATTGGTCAATCCAACATTACTGGTTGTGTTGATAGCATCAAGCACTTGGAATTTCTGACCAGAACCTGTGAGTGAATATGTTGGAGTTGAAGCCACAGTAGTCACAGTAATGGTCTGTCCTAACGCATTCCAACCATACGAATCTTCAACTTGACGCTTTGCATCATTTACAAACTTTGCAACCAAAGTGGAATAGGTGGTTTCGTTGTAAGTGGTTACAACAGGCTCACGCAAGCGGATCAACACATCGTTGACAAGTTCTAGTAGTGTCATGCTCTTGCCAACCCTTCTTGTTCAAATGTGGCTATAAAACTGAATGTGCTTCCTGCTTCAGTAGTTATTTTGATCTTGTCATCTTCTTCTAAAACAATGTAGGCATTGCCATCAAACTGAAGATAGTTTTTTGATGTGAAATTGTATTGAGTCAATATATCAAGCGTAGTATTAGCACTTGCGTCATACCATTGAACAGTTATATGCTTGGTAGAGCCGCCTGTATTGTGTATATACATGACGGTAAATTTGGCGTAATAGCCCTTTGGACAGGTATAGACTGTTGTGTCTACTGCCGCTGTAGGACTAACACCAACTGATAATGCTCTCATTTCGCCTTTGCCTTGTTCCTTGCGGATATAGCTTTAGCTTTTGCCTTTGCGTCAGCCTTGGAGTTTGCACCCCATGCCTTTAGCGAAAGAAGCAGTCTCGTTGGTTCACCATTCTTGAACTCAGGGCCATCCATGTTGCCCATTCGAGCCAAGAAACTTGCTCTGCGAGGGTTGTCCCCCGACTTTACTGGTGCTTTGAGATTGCCACCAGTTTCTGCATTATAAGATGCTCTCCCCTTGGCATTCAACCCCCCCTTGGGATTTTGACCAGCTTTTGTTTGCCAAACAGGAGATTTCATCTACTTCACCTTTTTAACCTTCTTTGCAGTCTTTGCAGCTTGTTTAAAGTCAGCGGCAGTAGGTGCGGCCTTAGACCCCACCTTGTTCATCTTCTCACCAGAACCAGCCTTGATACGGGCTTGTTTGGCATTGATGTTGGCATAAAGTCCAGGCTTCATTTCATCTTCTTCTTAGGTTTTGCCATGCCAGCTTCAGACAAAGCGATAGCAATTGCTTGCTTACGGGAAGTCACTTCTGGCCCCTTTTTAGACCCAGAATGCAAAGTTCCCTCTTTGTACTCACGCATGACTTTGCCAACCTTTTTAGCTGCCTTGGTCATTTTCATGGCATTTCCTTAGTAGACAATCTTGGCTGTAATCGTTCCAGTGACATAAACAGTGCAGTTAGCCCGTAGATATGTCGGCGCATTTGCAATGGTTACGATGCCATTTGCAGTCAAAGCCGTACCAATTGTTGACCAGTTTGAGCCATCCAAGCTACCTTGCAGGGCTACAGTTGCACTGGTGATACCAGAAACTTGCAGAAATGCAGGTTGACCAGCATCTGCCTGAACTGCTTGAGATGCGCCAGTTGCAGTAACTGCGCTCAAAAGGGTAATGGGAGTAGTTAAAGATGCCATTATTTTGCCTTTTTAGCTTTGCTCATCATGTTGGTGGCAGTGCGTTGACCCCTTTTAGGAAGCATCTTTGGTTTCCCAATAGCCACCATGACAGTGATAGGAACACTTTTCTTCTTTGAAGAAGACTTTTCTGCTTTCATTGGCTTGCCGTACATCATGCTTTTTCCTTGGTTATTGGCCCACCAGACTTCCAGGCATCACAGGTGCGGGCCGCTGCACAGGTGAATTGAAACAGATCACAGTACCCCAAATTAGCCGCCTTGACAAAGTTCTCGTCATAGGACAACTCACCAGCCTTTTCATCCTTCTCTAGTCCACCAAGGATGCACTCCATCATCTTAGGAGTCTGAATGAAAGCGGCACAGTTCCCACATCTCATGCCCTTGATGACAGAGGTAGGAGCGTTATACATCTTGGCCTTTTTCAACCAGAAAGCATCGTTTGCTTCATCAGGGTTAGGTGGGCCATAACCAAACTTCTTGAATGCGTTGTTTCTGTTCTTCAAGTTAACAGATACATCTCGAGTGGCAATAGGGCACGATACCCCTGAGAGCAAGCCTTTCATTTGAGCAACCTTTCACCAATAAAGGTAAAAACACCACCCACAGCAGAGGCAATCGTCATGCCCATCCAAAACCCACCTTTGCCTTTGTTGGCAAGTTCCAACAAAGCCTTCACATCTTTGCTCAAAGAGTGAACTTCTGCCTGGAGAGCCTCAACTTGAGCCTCCAGTCTTCCAAAATCTCTAGCGTCTATATCAGACATTTGCAACTTTCCTTGGGCGACCCATGCGCCGTACAACTGGCGGCATGAAGGGAGTATCTTTCCTCACTTCATCAGGAATATCAGACACTTCTTGTTCATCAATCCTCACATAACCCTGATGACCCTTCATTGAGTCAATGTCATGTTGCAAGGTAAAACTCACTGTGTTACCAGACTGAAGACAACGAAAAGTAGCCATTGAAACCCTTAAATAAGAAAGGGGGGACTAGCCCCCCAATCCTCACACCAGACGAGCAGCTACAAGACGAATCTTGCAAGATGCCAAATCTACAGTGCTACCAGATTCGTTTTGAACACGAATACTAATAACATTTGCAGCAGAGACATAAGCAGTGACGCTCATGCCAACTTCATCCACAGCAAAAGAACAACCCAAGACCATATCGCCCAACACTACGCCAGGAACGGCAACAGTTTCGGTTTCACCCGCACCATCAACCAAAGAACCAGCATCAAGCGTTGCGACAACTGACCAAGTGTCGCTAAAAAGCCCACGGAAAGTTTCGTTGTCCCTTGCGGAAACAACAGCGGTAGCAGCAGCCATTTTGATTTCTCCTAATTAGGTTAAAAAAGTCCCCCCACCACTAGGGCAGGGGGCGCAACTGCAATTAGGCGGGAACCAAAAGAGCAAACATAGATGCAGATTTGGCTGCACTTACGCTTGCGGCTGAACGCAGAATCTGAACGCCATACAAGGTATCAGAGGTAAACAGAGTAGCCAAATACTCTTGTTTGTACTGAACTTGTGAGCGAACAGCAACTTGCTCAACCAAAACCACTGCATCACGATGACCCATGAGACAAACCCGTGCGGCAGCAGAACCTGATGCAGTGTCGCAATTGCTTGAGACAAACACAGGGATGCCATACAAGTTACCGATCTCACCAGTGCGAATGGTAGAGTTAGTACCGCCCACAAAGGCTTGTTCAGTGTAACGAGCCAAACCCATCAGGGTGTTGCGACTTGATGGAGGAATCAAGAAGAAACGCTGATCCATAGGGGTATCGGTGTCATCCAAACGCTGAATAGTGCGGCGAATGGCGGCATCGGTCAGTGCTGACTCATTGTTGTTTGCGGCAACATAAGCAGTCGTACCATCACCACCAATGAACGCACCAGTTGCATAAGCATTAGTACCAGCACCACCATTGGTAGAACGACCCAACTGAACCAAGTCGGTATCGACTTGTTTAGCCAGGGAGTAACCGGCATCAGCGGTATAGAAGTTACGCAAGCTGTTCAGGGCTTGGGCCTCGACAATATCCTCAATCAAACGAGAATACTCGTAATGCTTGTTGATAGACACTTGCACTTCAGACTCAGTAGCGGCAATCAAAGTGACTGCTGTTTCTGCGGCCTTAGCGGATGCTGAACCACGGGTAGGTGCGGGGATATGAATCGTATCGCCTTTCTTGCCCTTGAAGTTCATCTTCATAACGAGGTTAGCAAGAACCAAGTTTTTCTTGTAAGCCGCAACAATCTCATCACTCCAAATTTCGGGGATGAATTTGTCTGCTGTCGTGGTAGTGACTGAGCCACTGGGGGAAAATGCTGTTGCCATGTTGTTTCTCCTAAGAAACGAAAGTTAAGTTACTTAACCCGTCCATCTGCGTATGCTTGCATGATTTCACCACTCAAAGCATCGTATCTGTCAGGTTCTGT